AATTGAGTTTTTTAAGAAAAAACAAAATAAAAAGAAACAAGCAGAATTATATAAAAAGAAGTTAGAGGAACTTCGAAAAAGAGACCCGTTTGTCTATAAAAATCACTAAATATTAACTAATTCATATTTATATACTAACAGTATGCGAAAAATGAATGAATTAAGTAAATATCTCACAGAACAAATATTATTAGAAGAAACTACTGAATTAACCAATTTTGTAGTTGTTTATTCCGGTCGCTTTCAACCATTTCACAAAGGTCATTATGCTACTTATCAAAATCTTGTAAAAAAGTTTGGCAGGGATAGGGTGTATATTGGTACATCAAATAAAACCGATAATCAAAAATCCCCATTTAATTTCAAAGAGAAAAAAATAATTATGACAAAGATGTTTGGTATTCCATCAAACAAAATAGTTGAAATTAAAAATCCATACGCACCAATAGAAATTCTTAAAAAATACGATGAAAATACCACTGGATATATAACCGTTGTAGGTGAAAAAGATGCAAGTAGATTGGGTGGTAAGTATTTTGAAAAATATACAGGTAAAATAGAACAAGGATATAAGGATAAAGGATATGTTTATATATCACCTGCACAATCAAACGCAGTATCTGGTACAGATGTGAGAAATTGGTTAAGTAGAGGTGATGAGACCGAATTAAAGGCCGGATTTTTAAAAGCATATCCAAAGTTTGATGAAAAGATATTTAAGTTGATTACATTAAAACTTTCTAAACTAAATGAAAACATGCCGGGAGGAGTTGGTATTGGGTTATCATTTCCAAATGGTACAATTAACGGTGCACCAAAACCCGAAGATGTTAAAAAGATGCGTAAGAAGTTGGATGCTGAGGATGATGATTTAACGGAAGAAATAAAATTGGATGTGAATATCGGCGATACGGTGTTGATGGGTAAATTCAAAAATAAAAAAACAGTTGTTAAATCTATTGGTAAAGATGAACACGGAATGCCAACTATTAATGGTAAAAAAGTAGCAACGTTTAGAATTCTACCAAAAGTAAATATTTTTAAAGAAACAAATTTAGCTGAAGAAATTGCTAATGAATATTCACACTTATTAGATTTATATGAAGCATCATCAGAGGACGAGAAATACGTACATCTTGGTTATGGTAAATATAAAGAAAAAGGCAAAGAAAAAGACCAAAATGCACCAACATTTGAAAAAGATGATAGTGGAAAATATACGCAAATAAAATCAAATAATAATACTACACCGGCCAAGCCAAAAGGTGCAGAAATAAAAGGTGCGGAAATGTTTAAGCATGACCCAAATGTTAAACAACCAGCAACCCAACCAAAAAAAGATTGGACAGTTGGTAAAGACGGTTGGGAAATTATAGATGATGACCGTGCAAAAGTAAAGAAAATAAGAAAATATACAGATGAAGAACTACAAGGTGAAACTGGAGAGTATTTCAATAATAAAACAACTAAAAAAGTAGCACCAAACGCATTTAAAGATGAATCTGAAATGATTCAAAAAATGAAAGATGCTAAACCAGTTTTCTTATCATCTGAAGAAATGCAAAATATGGGTAACACCGATGTAGGTGATATTCTTTCTGCAAGTGAAGATGGTGGTAAAGATGCAATGATAAAGTTGGGTAGAGAAAGGGCATCTAAATATGGTAAAGATTGGGATAGATTAGAGAAAGGTATTGCAAAAGGAAATGCAGTTCCACCGCCGATTGCATTAAGAGATGCTAATGGTAAATTACATTTAGTTGCGGGAAACACTCGTTTAATGTCTTTTACTGCAAGTGGTAAAAAACTACCTGTAAAAGTTATTGATTATGATGGTGAGTTTAATTACGATGATAAAAAAGATTCACAATCAAATGAACCGAAACGTTCTATAACAAAAAATATAGAAAGAAAAATTAGTGGCTGGGCAGAAAAAGAAAAAGAATTTTTTAAAAAAGGACAAGACCAACCCAATTCAAAAACTCGTAGAACCATTGGTGAAGCTTTAAGAGATAAAGCAAAAGGGGCTGGAAAGGCAATTGCACATGGATTTAAACATGAAGTACATTTATTTAAAGAAGCGGCAGGGGCAGTTAAAAAATTCTCAACCGGTGAAGAATTAAGCGATTCGGATAAAAAGGCATTAAAAGATGTTGCCATAAAGGTAGTAACAACCGCGGTTGGGGCAGCCGCGATGGGTGGTTTGGCCGGAGGGGCAATTGCTTTTGCAAAATTAGTGGCCATTGAATTAGTACCCCACGTAGTAATCGAAACTTTGGCAGTAGGTGCCGGTAAAGCTGCAATATTTGCAGATACTAATGAGGATGAAAGATTATTGATGGGATTTATGGAAAAAATTACCGAAGGGTTGGAATCTATGGAGATACCAGATGAGGTAATGGAAAAAATTGTAGACAAATATAATGAAACCAAATCCGTAAATGAAATCGCAGTATATGCAGGTACATTATCAGGTGGGTTATCACAAAATAAAAAATTAAGTGATTTTGTTAAAAAGTATAACACTACTATTGATATTGTAAAAGAAAAAATAAAAGAAGGTGCACGAGTTGAGATGGAACATACTGATGATGTTAATATCGCAGTTGAAATAGCAAAAGACCATTTATGGGAAGATTTGGAATACTATACGAAGTTAGCAAGTATAGAAACTCATGAATCAAGAATACCTCAAAATTTTAACACCGCAGCAAGCGATTATCATAGTATAGCACCTATTAAAAATCGAAAATATGATAAGGCAAATTTTCGTACAAAGGATTCCGGCCAACCTGATGTAGAAGACGAAGGTGGTCAAGAAATTGATGAAGTAGGAATTGGAACAGGACAAAGTGGTATAAGACCCGACTATCCAAAAAATGATAAATTATCTGATAGAATGAAATCCGTATCTAAAGCAAGAACCCATACGAATTCAGATGAAGAATATCAATACAACCCAGTTTATGAAATGGCTAAATCTGAATTAGATGCGGTTGAACAATATGCAGATAATCAGTTAAGTCCAGAAGATATTGAATTGGGCAAAGAAACAGACCATTTTTTCCAAAGATTAAATGACCCAAGAAATGGAAAACCAATATCCCCGGCAGAACTAACTGGATTTTTCAAAAGATTGGCAAAGAATAAAAAGAAATTTTTAGATTTCATAAAACAATATAACGAATTTGTTGTTAAAGACACTAAATCAAATATAAACATTGCGTTTATGAAAGCTGCTAATAAGTTGATAGCAAAAACAGTAATGAGAAAATCTGATTTTAAAACAACTAGTCCGATATTTAAAACGGAAGTAATATCAACGACTAAAAATGAAACATATCGTATAACTTCTAAAAATCATAAAACTGATAGTAAAATAGAACGTGATTTTATACAACATCATAAATCATCATCATACGCACCTGATATGGGTTATGATGCAGAGTTAGATACAATAGATTTTGATGATGATAGAAAGAAACTCCCCGGTCATCAAATGGATACAAAAGATGACCAAAATAAAGGATATGAGCCTGTTAGAGAAGGACTAAAGGATTTACAAAAAGAACTTATATCACTGTATGGTAAGGCTTTTAAGATGATGCCAAAATCTCCTGCACAAATGAAAGTTAGGGCAGAGATAGATAAACTTAGAAAAGAAATTGATAAGTTAAAGACAGAATCGATAAACGAATCGGCCGTAGATATAGTAAATATATTCATAATGATAGCACAAATGACATTCGTTGGCGTATCGATAAAAACAGCATTAGATGATAAAGGTATAGGTCCAATTGATGCTATAAAAAAATGGTGGAATGAGATAAAAACTGATAGGGCAATAAAATCAATTTCAAATAAAATAAAAACTGACCCTGATATTATTGAATTTTTAAAATTATCTCCATCACAACAAAGAGGTAAGTTTAGAGCATTGGTTGCAAGTAAGTTATCAGGAGATGAATTAGCATATTTGAACAAAATTAACAAAAGTAATTTAAGTTAGGGTAATACGGAATGATACGATTAAGAAAAATATTAAATGAGATACTACTAAAAGAAGGTGGTGCGTATGGACACATGGCACATCCGTTTGATACCGAAATTAACCTAACTTTTGGTCAATTAAAGGATATAGTAAACCGTGCACTTGATGGTAATTTGGAATTGAGCAGAGAAAAAACAGATGGTCAGGCCCTAGCGGTTAGTTGGGTAGATGGTAGATTAGTTGCCGCAAGAAATAAAGGCCATTTGGCAAACAGAGGTGCCAACGCATTAGATATATCTGCTGTGGCTAGTAAATTTGCTGGTAGGGGTGAGTTGGAAAAAGCGTATAATTTTGCAATGCAAGACCTGACTAAGGCCATCAAAGCCCTATCTGAAAAACAAAGAGAGAAAATATTTAAGAACGGTGCGTGTTTTGTGAATCTGGAAGTGATTTACCCAACCTCAGTCAACGTAATACCATACGGACAACCCCTTTTAGTGTTTCATGGCACAATGGAATACGATGAAAGTGGTGTGGCAATAGGAGAAGACCCGCAAGCAGGAAGAATTCTGGCTGGAATGGTTAAACAAGTGGAACAAAACGTACAGAACAACTACACTATACAAGGCCCACCTGTATTAAAACTACCAAAATCACAAGACCTTTCATCTAAAAAGGGAAAATACTTGTCTGCGATATCAAAATTACAAAAAGAATTTGGTTTAGGGGATAACGCAGGGGTAGCCGAATATCATCAAGGTTGGTGGGCATCGTTCATAGATAAAAAATCACCAACTATTTTAGATAATAACACAAAAATTGGGTTAATTAAACGTTGGGCGTTTGGTGAAAAGGGATTTCGTATTGATTCGAAGAATATTCCAGATGAAAAAACGTTAGAATGGGCTCAAAAAATTGATAAAGAAGACCATAAAACAATTTCAAAAGATAATTTAATGAAATTTGAAGATATATTCTTAGGGGTGGGTGCGGAAGTACTATCATTTACATCATCAGTATTAACAGTAAATCCAGATGCAGCAGTGAGGGATATGAAAAAACGATTAGACCAAACTATAAAGGATGTACAATCAAGTGGAGACCCAAAAAAGATTGAAAAATTAAAATTAGAACTAAAACGATTAAATGCAATCGGAGGCCCATCTAAAATTGTACCGATTGAGGGAATTGTTTTTGTATATAATGGAAATACGTTGAAACTAACTGGAAGTTTTGCAAGTCTTAATCAGTTATTGGGAATATTTTATTAAAATATTAGTTTTGGCATATGTATAGGTAGTTAAAATAAAAACCTAATATATAATAATGACAAAGGAATTCCAAAAGAAATTTATGCATCCAACTCGTAGAAAGTTGGTAGATATGGTTATGACTGGTGGGGAATATGAAACAAACACAACAATTGGTTATACTCCTGCAGTTATAGAAAGAAAAGTTGGGGATGTTTGGGAAGATGAATATCACCGATATGAAAAAAAAGAAGGATATACTGTAACAACCTCAAAAAACTCTGAAGCATTTGATGAAATACGAAAATGGAAGGCTTCACAATCACAATGCAAAAACTCAAATTGCAATACTATAAAATTTACCCCTGCACATAAAAAACTTATTCAAAAAACTGGTTACTGTGCAAACTGTCTAGCAGAAATTGAAACTAACATAAAAACAAGCGATGCATGGGAGGCATATGAGGATTACAAAATATACACTCGTATGTTGATTGATGGAAAAGTTAGGTTAGAGGAATTACATCAGGCACTTAGCGAAATCAAACCGTATTATGAATATATGAATGAAGATGGTAGTACTGAAAAATGGGAACTGCCAAAACCAATAGATGAAATTAAAGCAGAGATGCAAGAAATGATTGATTACGGTACTGAAGAATTAAAAAAAGTTGAAGAATTCCGCAATAAATCATTTGAGATATTGAAAGAGAAGAATTGTGAACATTACGTGTAAACGAAATTACTTATGGCAACTACCTCGTTAAAAGATATAATAAAATTAGAATACCAACGGTGTGCTAGTGACCCAATCTACTTTATGAAAAAGTATTGTATGATTCAGCATCCGGTTCGTGGTAAAATTCCATTTTATTTATATCCGTTTCAGGAAGATACTCTTACTGAATTTAAGAAAAACCGATATAATATCGTATTAAAATCACGCCAAACAGGTATATCAACTTTAACCGCAGGATTTTCCTTATGGAAGATGTTATTTAATCAAGATTTTAACGTATTAGTAATCGCTACTAAACAAGAAGTTGCTAAGAACCTTGTAACAAAGGTTAGAGTAATGAATCAGTATTTGCCCAGTTGGTTAAAACAAACAACAGTTGAGGACAACAAATTATCACTTAGATATTCAAATGGTTCGCAAATCAAAGCAACATCTGCAGCAGGTGATGCAGGTCGTTCCGAAGCCCTATCACTTTTAGTATTTGATGAGGCAGCGTTCATTGATAGTATTGAGGAAATTTGGATTTCTGCACAATCTACACTTTCAACGGGTGGTAATGCGATTATTCTTTCTACTCCTAATGGTGTGGGTAATTTTTTCCATAGAACATGGGTTGGTGCGGAAGAAGATAGAAACGGATTTAACACAATTCGATTACATTGGACAGTACATCCAGAAAGAGACCAATCATGGAGAGATGAACAAGAAATCCTACTCGGACCAAAAGGTGCTGCACAGGAATGCGATTGTGATTTTGTTTCATCCGGAGATACGGTGATAGACCCACAACTACTTACTTTCTATAAAGAAACATTTGTACAAGAACCCATAGAAAAAACTGGGTTTGATGGAAACCTTTGGAAATGGGAATATCCAAACTATAATCAGGCATATATGGTTGTTGCCGATGTTGCAAGAGGGGATGGTGCGGATTATTCTACTGCACAAGTAATTGATATCGCAAATTCTAGTCAAGTTGCGGAATATAAAGGTAAGTTGGATACAAAAGATTTTGGAAATTTCTTAGTATCACTTGCTACCGATTATAATGAGGCCCTTTTAGTGATTGAAAATGCTAATATAGGATGGGCAGTAATACAACAAGTAATTGATAGAGGGTATAAAAATTTATTCTATATGAGTAAAGATTTAAAATATGTGGATGTAGCACATCAAATGTCTAATAAATTTAGGGCAGAAGAACGTGGTATGGTTGCTGGGTTCTCCACGACCTCTAAGACACGTCCATTGATTATATCTAAGTTAGACGATTATTTAAGAGAAAAATCGTTTACAGTCCGGTCAAATCGTTTAATAGATGAATTATTCACATTTATATGGAATGGAAATCGTGCAGAGGCAATGAGGGGATATAATGATGACTTGGTCATGGCCCTATCAATTGGATTATGGGTTAGAGATACCGCACTTCGTTTAAGACAAGAAGGAATTGATTTAACAAAACAGACATTGGGTGGAATAAACCAAAGTGTAACTGATATTGGTGGGTTCGGTGGTAATTCCACATTTGATACAAATCCGTGGCAAATGCAGGTGGGTGGACAGAGTGAAGACCTAACATGGTTACTCTAATATATAAGGAATAAAAATTTTATATATATTTATACCATATATGGGACTAACACTATGATAAAACTAACAACATTACATAAAGAAACCACCGATTTGGAAACTTTATACCAAAAAGGAGCTACTCCAATAGATACTCCATTAGATGATATGGATTATGATGAATTAGATGTGGAAGATGAAGATGAAGAAGATTTCTTAAATTTTCTAAAAGCATATAAATTCGAACTTGCTGAAGCTGAATGTGATTGTGTCTTTGAAGCAGAGTATCAGGGCAGGGAAGTTAAGTTGGGTAAACCAATGCAGGGAGATGTTAAAAAGTTTAAAGTCTATGTTAAAAACCCTAAGACCGGTAAAGTTATTAAAGTAAATTTCGGCCAAAAGGGAATGAAAATCAGAAAATCAAATCCTGCTGCTAGAAAATCTTTTAGAGCACGAATGAATTGTGATAATCCTGGCCCGAGAACAAAAGCAAACTATTGGTCTTGTAGAAAATGGTAAATATATAAAATAATAGATAACAAAAAACATAAATTATGGTAGATACTACATTTTTTGGTAGATTAAAAAAACTCTTTTCCGCTAAGGCAGTGGTTACTGTTGATGCAAGTGGAAAGAGAAAAGTTTTTGATGCCGATGAAAAGCAACAAACCAACTTATCATCATTAAGAGATAGATATACGAAAATACAGAAATCTTTTTATGAACAAGCAGGTGGTGCACAATCAATGGCATACCAACAAGTACGTAGAGAAGTGTTCAGAGATTACGATGCAATGGATCAAGACCCAATCATCGCCTCTGCATTGGATATATATGCAGATGAATCAACTCTTAAAAATGAGTATGGTGATATTTTGACTATTCGTTCTGATAATGAAAGAGTTCAAGAATTATTAGATAATTTATTCTATGATATATTAAACGTAGAATTTAATTTATGGCCATGGGCTAGAAATATGTGTAAATACGGTGATTTCTTTTTGGGATTGGAAATTGCAGAAGGTAAAGGTATTGTAAACATCACACCATACTCACAATATAATACAGAACGATTAGAAGGACAAGACCCGAATAATCCCAATATGGTTAAATTCAGAGTAATGGAAGACCCAATTGGTAAAGTTGAATATGATAACTTTGAAATGGCCCATTTCCGTTTATTATCTGATACTAACTGGCTACCATACGGTAAATCAATGATTGAAAATGGTAGAAGATTGTGGAAACAATTATCACTAATGGAAGATGCGATGTTAATACATCGTATTATGAGAGCACCTGAAAAAAGAGTGTTCAAAATTGATATTGGTAATATAAATCCTACGGAAGTTGATAATTACATGCAAAGAATTATTAATAAAATGAAAAAAGTTCCTTTTGTTAATAAAGATACAGGTGATTACAACTTAAAATATAATATGCAAAATCTAACGGAAGATTTTTATCTACCAGTAAGGGGAGGTGATAGTGGAACATCTATTGAGAACCTAGCAGGATTAGAATATGCATCGATTGAAGATATTGATTATCTAAAAGGAAAATTATTTGCTGCCTTAAAAATACCTAAAGCATATTTGGGATATGATGAAAACGTAAATGGTAAAGCAACCCTTGCGGCAGAAGATGTTCGGTTTGCAAGAACAATTGAGAGAATACAAAGAACCCTTGTTAGTGAATTAACTAAAATTGCAATCATTCACTTATATGGTAATGGTATAACTGATTCTGAAATGACAAATTTCGAAATTGGTTTAGTTAATCCATCTACAATATACGAACAAGAAAAAGTAAACCTTTGGAGTGAAAAAATCCGTTTAGCAACTGATATGATGGCAACTAAAATGCTATCAAAGGATTGGATATACGAAAATATATTTAAATTATCAGAACAAGACCAGACAGTTCAACGAGGTAAAGTAGTTGAGGATATTAAAGATACATACCGTTACACTTCAATTGAAAATGATGGAAATGACCCTGCGAATCCACCACAACAAACGGATGTAGAAGAAAGTTTAGAAAATTTAAAAACTGAATTAAAAAATAAGGGTGGTAGACCGAGAGAGGGAAATACATACGGTAAAGATAAACATCCATACGGTAGAGACCCGTTAGGTGATACCGAACGAACATCGAAAAGAAGTAGGACTTCCGAACAAAAAGCACAAAATTATATTAACGGAATTTCATCAAAACGGAAATATTTACACGAAGCCAAAGATATGTTAGACGAAACTAATATCATCGATGACACACAAAATTAATCTAACTTATAATTTTTTATATTTATATACAGAATTTTGAGTCTATCAAAATAAGGATTTAATAAAATGAAGAAAATTAAACATTCGAAATTTAAAAATACAGGTTTTCTATTCGAATTACTAACAAGACAAATCACGTTAGAGATACTGAATAATGCACCCGAAGAAAAAGCTAAAAAAATAGTACAAGAATTTTTTGGTGGTAAAACAGAATTGGCAAAAGAATTGCGATTATTTAATTTACTAACAACCGAAAAGTATAACACTGAAAATAAAGCTGAAAAGTTTATTGATGCAATTATAGAAACCCGAACTAAACTTGATGAAACGAAATTATCGAGAGAAAAATATAATCTTGTAAAATCGATAAAAGAAAATTTCAATATTGAGCAATTTGTGGCATCTCCCGTTTCCAACTATAAAGTTTTGGCATCGGTTCATAAAATATTTGAAGCAAAAATTCAAGATGTAACTAATGTTAAAGATGTATTTGATGCAAAACTTACATTAGTAGAGCACGTATCAGCCACCGCAACTTCAGTTAAGAAAATTGAAGATAAGTTGATGGAAGACTATAAAAAACAAGAAAAGGATTTACGATTACTTACCTATAAGATTTTAGTAGAAACTTTTAATAAAAAATATACAAATTTAAATAATGACCAAAAGGAATTATTAAGAGAGTTTATAAATAACGTAAACAACACTTCTAAATTTGGAGAATTTTACAATCTACAACTAAAAAAGGTTATTACTGAATTACACACATTACATTCCGAAGTTAATGATAAAATTACAAAAATAAAATTAAGAGAAACTATTAATGTATTGAAACAACAAAAAATTGGCAAAAAAATTACCGATGAACAGGTTTCTGCATTAATGCTAACTTATGAATTAATAAAGGAAATACAGAATGTCAAAAAAAGTAGATTATAAATCATACATTGAAGAACTTATTAAAGAAGTTGAGGACGAATTAGATGAATCAACTGCAACCGGTAATGTAGATGGCTATCAAACACCATTTGCATTTTCTGGTAATAGGGCTAGAGATAAGAAAAAAGCACAATCAAATATTGATGTAACCGGTTATACCAAAGTTAAAGATATTGATGAAACAATAAACGAGGCTGAAAGAAATATTGTAAAAAAAGAAATAAATGCTATTTTTAAAAAGAATCGTATAAAAAAAGTAGAATCATATAGTACTAGTGTAAGAGGTTTCCGTAAATATGAGGGAAGTGGGTATGAATATAATGGTGCAGGTTCGGTAAGTCTTATTAATATGAAACCAAATGTTGTTAAGGATTTAGCAAACCAAATGAAAGAAGCGGGTGTAATAGTAAAAGATGTTTATAGTAATGGCATTGATTTTGATAGTAAAGAATTAGATTGGGATTTATTATCTTTAAATACGGAATCAATAAATGAGGCGAAATCGAAAAGACCGGTAAATCGTTGGTTAGAACTAAAAAATGATGAATCAATGCACCCAAATAAAAAACTGGCAGTGGGATTGAAAGAATTAAAACATCAATTAAGTGAAGTTGAAACGTTTTTCCGTTGGTATAACCAAATAAAAACTATGAATGAATTAACATCAGACACGTTTTGGAAAAGAACTCACTCACATATTTATAAAATAAAAGAACGCTTAGTAAATATTGCAAAAACTATACAGGAGATAGAACACTAATGAAAATTACAAAAACAAGATTAAAGGAAATAGTTAAAAGTGCAGTTATATCAGAATCAGAGTATAAGGATTTTTTTCAAAAAGCATTAGATAAGGCTGGTAAATCTATTCCTGCTATGAGTGATGAAGAAAAGAAAGCGTTTTTTAATAAAATAGATGCCGCTTGGGATGCTAAAGGAGAAAAGAATGAAACTTTAGTTGGTAATCAACATAAATTAGATGTAGATGGTGATGGTGATATTGAGGGAGATGATTTAGCAGATTTAAGAGCTGGTAAAAAAGCAGATGAATCGGTAACCGAAGATTATGATGGCCCAGCGATAATAAAAACTGGTAATAAGAATTCACTTAAAGTAGGTGAAAAAGTTACTCTTAATACTAATGGTAAGAAAAGGGAATATAAAGTAGTAAAATCTAATGGCAATGGTGATTTTGTTGTACATTTAGTTAAAGAATCCGTAAACGAAGCCACATTAAAACCTGGAACTAAATTAAGATATGAAAAAAACAATTATGTTATAGATTATGTTGTGGATAAAGAATATAAGGGAAATGATGGCTTTACTAGGTATATACTCAAAGTTGTAAAATCTAATTATCCAAATAAAATTAAGGTTGGCTCTACCGAAGAATATGAAAATTCTAGATTAAGTGGTTTGATTAGAAACGGAGTAATTAAGTTCGTAAAAAATGAATCCGTAAACGAAGGTAAAAAAGTATTCAAAGTAAATCCTGGTATTGGTAAAGCAAAATATAGTATCAGTTCACATGATGGTAAGAAAACCCATAAAGATGGTAGTGATTTCTATGATATTGAAATTTTCAATAATAAGGTTGATTTAGAAAAAGGAATTAAAAA